CATGGCGGAAGTTCTCTCCGCGTTTTTCAAGCGCCAGAGCAAGAGCGTTCTTCCAAAGATTGGCGCGGGTTCAGACAAATGGTGGGATAAAGAACGATGGGACGCGGAATTAGCGGACGATATAGAACCCATCATTGACGATGTATCAGACGCACACGGTAAGGAAGTCGCAAAGGCTATCGGTTCGGAATACAAGACAGACCAAACCCGCAATTATCTGCGGAATCTGTCAGAGGGACGCGCGGCCGCGATTAATGAGAAAACCCGCGAGGAGTTACAGAGGGCAATGGACGAGGATGACGAAGACAATACACCCGCTCACGTTTTTGAGGTGCGCGAGGGGAAACATTCCGACACACTCGGCCGTTCGCTTGCATTACTCGCCGCCGGTTGGGCGTCCACGCACGAAGCACCGCAACAGGCACAGCAACAGGGCATTAACAAGACCATCACTAAGACATGGGTGACGGGTGACAACCCCCGCCCCTCACACGCCGCAATGAACGGCGAAACAGTGCCAGTTGACGCGGAATTTTCCAACGGCGCTTATTGGCCTGGTGATGACAACCTCGACGAGGACGAGTCTTGCGGTTGTAACTGCTCTGTAGAAATCACCATCTCCATCAACTAGGAGGCAGACATGGAACACAAATACAAATCTTTTGAAATTAAGAGCGATGACGCGGGCACGATCAGCGGTTATTTCTCCACATATGACCGCATTCCCGACGCTTACGGCGACGTAGTCGCTAAAGGCGCATTTGCGGAAACAATCGCCAAGCGCAAAGAGTCAGGGCATCTGTTCCCGCTCTGTTGGAACCACGACCTTGACCAGATTATTGGCTCGGTCGATCCCGACAGCATCGAAGAAACGGACAAAGGCCCGTATATGGCGGAGGCTGTATTTTTCGATACGCCCCTCGCACAGGAAAAGCGCGCCCTCGTAAAGAGCGGCGTAGTTTATCAGTTTTCTTTTGCGTATGACATTTTGGAAGCGGGGCCGACCACATTGGAGGACGGCACAAAGGCGAACGAACTGCGGAAACTCGACTTGTTCGAGATTAGCATTGTTCCCATTCCCGCCAACCAGAACGCGGTAATGACCGACATTAAGGCGGGCAGACGCAACAGCGCAAAAGATGCGGACGCTATCAGACAGGCTATAGCGCTCTTACAGGGCGTTTTAGACGACGAAGAAACTCCCGACGGAGAGGACGATGCAAAGGCCAACGCGGCGGCGGAGGAGCCTGAGCAGAGCAATCCGGTTAAGGACGATCTTCTGGCATACATCAAAGGCATGGAGGTATAAGACCATGACTCTCAGAGAAGAGATTGAGTCCAAAAAGGACGCCCTCGTAGCACTCAAGGAGCGCATCGAGGCAAATGACGCGGAAGCAATCGCAGAGGGCGAAAAGCTTCGCGGCGAAATCGAAACAAAGACCGCCGAGCTTGAACAGGCCGAGAAGAAGGCCGCCCTGCTTGGCATGATCGGCACAGAATCCAAGGAGGATGACACCATGGAGCAGAAAAAGACTGCACTCGAAGAGTTCACCGCAAAGGCGGCGAAAGTAGATAAGAATGAAAAAGGCTGGAGCGTTGCCGCTCACATCAAGGCAGCTACGGACGTTGTACACGGCGTACAGATGACCGACTACGACACTCAGCTCGTACCCCAGCCCCGCAGAATCGCGGCCGCTGATTTCTTCACCGGTGCAACGATTTCTAACAACGCTATCACATATTTCAAACAGGGTGCATATGAGGGTACACCGGCCGTTGTCGCTGAGGGCGCTAAGAAGCCTCAGAACAGCACAAGCTTTACACCCGTTACACTCCCCCTGTCCAAGATCGCTGCATATATCAAAGAGACTGATGAAATCCTCTGGGATCAGGCGTTTCTTGCTTCTGAAGTACAGAACAGCCTCATTCGCCGCGTTGGCATCGTAGAAGATACCACCATCGTCAACACGATCAAGAACACAAGCGGCATTCAGGCCGTTACGCTCGGCACCGGCGAATCTCTTGCTGATGGAATCATTGGCGGAATCATGGCAATCAAGGACGCAAGCGCTTACGACGCATCCGTCGTTATCATGAACCCCGCTGATTATCTGGCGGCGCTCAAGGCCAAGGATGGTAACGATCAGTACTATGGCGGCGGCTACTTCATGGGCGCTTATGGCACTGGCGCATATGGTACACCTACAGCTATTTGGGGCGTTCCGGTATTCACCAACTCCAACATTACAGCCGGCACTGCAATCGTAGCGGCTCGCGAGGCTGTCAAGATTTGGAGAAAAGGCGGCATGGACGTCAAGCTGTATGAGCAGAACGAGGATGATGCACTCTACAACCGCGTCACCCTGCTCGCAGAGGAGCGCCTTGCTTGCGCAGTTGTTGACCTCAACGGCGTCTGCAAGATTTCCTAATGATCATTGAGGGGAGGGCTTAACCGCTCTCCCTGTTTTTGTTAAGGTGGTGATTTAATGTTAAAAATCTACGTGCTAAAAGATGGCAGAACATACCAGTTCGAGGAGGGCGAACAGCCTGATGGCGCGGTTGAGTACAAGAAACCCGCACCGCCCAAGGACAAGGCAAGAAAGCCCGCCAACAAAGCCAGAAAGGCGGCGAACAAATGAGCCTGCTTACAACATGGGGGTACTCCATCAATGACGTGGACGAAATCCCCAATATGCTCGGCGCGGATGAATATGACGAATTCACCGCCGACAAATATTCGGGCGATGTACGTACAGCGCCCAACATTGGCGCGGCGTGTTCCGCTATCCGGAATTATTGCGGGTGGCACGTTTCGCCGTCATTGGAGTGCGTGTTAGATACGACGTTTTTCGACGGCCGTGCGATGTGTGCGGGTGTGTGGCTTATCATCCAATTGCCCGCTACATTTGTATCGGAAGTCAAGAGCGTAGAGATTGACGGCACTGCATACGCCCAGTTTTCCGCCGATACTAACGGAATCTTACGGGTGCACACTGGTGCGCGTGGCTTTAATCCGCTGACGCACATCGAAGTGGTATACACGGCGGGGGTTCCCGATTACATGGCGGTTGGATTAAAAGAATTGGTTGCGTACCGCGTTACGCATGCCCTTGCATCGTCCAACGGCGTGCAGTCTGAGGCGGCGGGCGGTGTATCAATCACTTACTCCGCCAACTGGACAAACTCAGCGCGTTCCACAGCACTCCCAGACGATAACAAGGCGGTCATTGAGCCTTATCGCCTAAAGGGGGTGTTTTAAATGACACCCACATGGGCAAATGACACAGTAATACGCATACGCCCCACGACAAAGACTTCGCGTGGGTCTGTTGTGCCTGATTGGGATAACGTGGACAGGCTTGAGATTAAACACTGTTCCGTGCAACCCGCATCGACAGGGCTTTCACAAGATGGCCGAGTGCTTGGAACCAATGAGGGTTTAACCGCTTATCTTCCTTATGATGCGGATGTAATCGCGGGTGACCACATTGAGCATGACGGCGATGTGTACGAAATCAACGGCAAGCCGCGCAAATGGTCAAGCCCCACGGGCCGCGTCAGTAACATGCAACTCAATCTGGTAAGGTGGCAAGGATGAGCGCGACAGTAAAACTCGAATTCATCTCTGACGGCTTCCGCCAGATTCTCAATTCTGAGGGCGTTAAGAACGTGGTACAGAGCGAAACCGAACGAATCAAGGCGGCGGCGGATTCTGGCATAACAGAGGAGTCAGAGGGCTTTTCTGCTAACGTCTGGGCGGGCAATTATGGCGGCGGTCGATGGGTTGGAAGCGTAACAACAACCGACGCGGCGTCAATCATGGCGGAATCTGAAAACAAGGTATTAACAAAGGCGGTGACGGGATGATTATTTACAAATCAATAGACATTGAGGAGGCCGTTAAGGATTGCCTTGCGGAACATCTCACAGCATATTGCAGACCGCTCCCCGCTGAGTACGATTTGCCGAACATCCTTGTACAGTCCCCCGGCGGAACGTCCGAAAGCACAAACACGGGTAAGGGCAAGATTGATGCGTTTACAGTGACGCTTGACGCGCGGGCAGAAATTGAGGCGGATGCGCTTGACTATCTGCGGACGGCGGTTGCTGTCTTACAGGCATCAATAGGGCAACACGGCATATCAATGGTTGACGTCAATTCTCTCTATTCGTGGGGAACTGATCCCGTGCGTCCTGACCTTGCTATGTGTTCCGCAACGTGCATCGTTACGGCGCACAGAATTAAAACAACCATTTAACGGAGGTTATTATGGCAACACACGAAACTAAATTAGGCGTTGGCAAGATTTCGGGCATGTTTTTCCACGCGCCCGCTGGCACAGCGCTTCCTACATATCCGCTTGAGACTCTCAACAGCGCATGGGAGAGCGTCGGCGATGTATCCGAC